TTACGGGGGTCTCATCCACACCGCCGTCTATATGAACCCATGCGGTATCGCCCTCTACGCGTGTGACCGTTGCAGGGGTGTCGTAGGCGCTCTGAGCAGGCGTTGATTTCTGTATCTGTCTCAAATCTCTCAGAATATCGAAATTAGACATTAACCCGTCTCACCTCCTCCGATGTATCTGCACAGTGTCCAAGTTCGACCGATTGGCTTCCAGCCTCGAACAGACCGTTCAATCCCTGTTCGGGGTATTTCAGCTCGATTAAATCCCCGGGCATGACTTCCGGAACATACCGCCGAGTATATGATGCAATCAGTTCTGCCCTCTGTGCTTCCCGCAGCATTCTTGCGGCGTATTCCACAATGCTCTCATTGTCCGCAAGCGTCACACCGCTTTTCCGCATCCATACCTCACGCCCTCTACTGATGGTCGATAATGGACTGCTCGGATCATCGTCTCTGGCAATTCCGGTCTCGCCACTGGATGATACCGCAACATAGACATTCGGGCATGCAGACCAATCTTGGCTTATCTTGATATTGGGCTCGATTACGTCATGCTCAATCGGATCAAAACTTGCCACTGCTTCTGACGCCGGTGGGAGAATGCGGATAGTGCCGTCACCATCTATCCGTAACCTCCAGCCAATCGCATCGAGCACTTTGTCGAGCATGGACAAACATGTCTCATTGTCTTCCGCAACTATCGTCTCAAATAGTGACGGGATACTGTCTTCTATCTCAACTGGAGCGGGGGACGCAAAGAGCAAGTCCGTGATGATGTCACCCGCATTTGTGCCCGCCATGACGTACCAGCCACGCTCCAAAACAATGTCTTCAGCGGGCTTAAGTACGCTGTAACATGCAAGGGAATTCTTGGAAAGTGCTCCATGCATGTCCCTGTCAGGTGTCGTCGCAAGCCCAGTAAAAAGCGGGATATGAGCGGAAGAGCCAGCCTGTTCGATATCCATATAGACTCGAATCCACTGTTCAATCGGGATCTGGTAGTTTATGCAGTCAATGTCTGCACTCTGCCGCTTCCCTTCATTCTCCCGCTTAATTGTCCCGCCTGTGATCTCGATGACACCAACGTCCCGCCAGGTCGCAGGGTCGACTTGTTCGGCGTAATATGATGCGGAATATCCCCTGCTCCAATCAATCATTGTTTCCCTCCATCTGCTCCCATTCAGCTAATGTCAGACCATCAAAGTCTTCAGAATCAACTCTTGTGATAGTCAAATCGAAAGCCGCAATTTTATGAGCAGTGTCCTGTGCATAGGATTCCGCGACCTGCACGTCTGCCGGATAGCTGCTGCCGTCCTTAGTTCTTACGTGGCAGATGCCGGGATAGACCGCGAGACGCCTGAATGCCTCAATCGTGTCCGTATCATCCGCAAGCACAACCGCCGAGAGCGTGCCAGACCGACTGACAGCGGGATTCCAATCGCCTTGGACGGAACCGCCCAAATACTTAGTTTCCGCGAAATCCTTGTCCCACTTATTCGACAGGTCGACATTGTAAGTAAGTTCCACACGACCATTACCAAAATCGATGATGTTGGAATCACTTTCTACGATGTCCCCATCGGCCTCTGTCATGTCTGTCCATGCAAGCTCATTGTCCGCAGTGATAAAGTCGCCGTTTGCCGTCCTTGTCACGAACCTGTGCCCACCATTCGAACCGATCGTCGGATAGGGGTCAACATAGGTCGTGCCAAATGTAGCGCCCGGATAGATCAGTTCCGGACGGCCAACGCTCAGACGATAGATATCACACATGTCTGTGTCTGCCGCCCCTGTGGGCTTTATCGGAGTCAGTTTGGCGACCATATTGGTCTGGTCAATCACGACCGTTGCGTCAGGAATGACAGCTTGATGTGACCAGTGCACCTCAAATTCCTGTTCTACCTCTGCATGCTGTCCGATGCCGTCTTGTACAGTGGCTATCAGTCGGTATTTGGCACCGTCATCCAGCGCACCGATTAAATCATCGTTGTCGATTGTGATAGCCGCCTCGCCTGTTTGGGTGTGGATATAGACCGTCTCGCCTTCAAATCCATTAAAATCGCGCTCATCGGGGCGGGTGATGTGGTAGGTTTCCGCACGCTCGATAACCAGTCGGGTCGTTCCGCCAATGCCGGCACCAGTGACAGTAACTGTCATCGGCATTTCTATCAGTGACATGACTGTCCGCTCTACACCGTCTTCTGTCAGCGTCTGTTCGACAAGCGATGACTGGCTGATAGATGCGGTAATAGGGTCGGCTACATGAACTGCTACCGGAGCCGACCAACCGGACCGCCTGCCGGATTCGGATGTGACACACACTGCGAGCTCATACTCCTGACCCGTCACCCATCCCGCGCGCTCTGCGGATATCGTCACCCTCTGAGCAGTGGCCACATTGGCCAGTGTTTGATATACCCCATTGACAACCTTTGCGACCGTAGCCGCCACTTGCTGGGTACCGTCTGTTGACACAAATGACCATGATGCAGTTACTTCGCCGTCGGCGCGTATGACTGCGGCGGACAGCGCAAGGACAGGGATGACAGGCGCGCTTGACAAGTCAATTGACTGGGTGTCGCTGTACCCGCTATATGTCGTTTTGGTGTCTTCTTCCCTGATGAGCCTTACCCTCACATACCATCTTTTGCCTGCGGAGAGCCCCCCAATGTTCCATGCCGTGATATCGGCACTGTCGATCAGATAGGTCTGCGGCTGGTCGGTGGACTCCCAAGCGTCCTCATGATCTGACCACGACAGTTCCGCCCCAGTAGCTGCTTGCCACGGGATATCAAATTTGACGCGGATCGTGTCCGCACTAATGGTCTCCAGTGACACATCAGTCGGAGCCACAGGGATATCTGCTGATGAGTACCGTTCAGAGTAGATGCTTGTAGATGTCGCCAGTGCCGTCACTGCATACAGGTTGACGCCATCTGGACGGGTCGTTACCCTGTAAGAACCAACAACGACACGAACTCCAAACCAAACAGCTGTGTCGCCGTACCATGGCGGACACTTAACCGTTACACTGCTGGAGCCGTGCGGGATAATGCCGACGCATGCACCTTTGGGATAATACTGCGAATAGTATTCAACGAGCAAAAAAGATGAACCAGCGGCGCAGTTATTGGTCGCGTCAACCGTGACCATATACGTCGATGAATCCGCATCAACAGCAAGCCCTGATGGAACTGTCAGTACGCCAGTAGCGACCCTGACCGCATCCCCATATGTAATGTTCTCGTCGTGCTTCGTGTTGACTCGTACATACAGGCACTCGTCGTTATCAGCGCGCCTGTCAATCGTCCACGTAGCCGCCTCACTGCCGTCTTTATATGCAATGGTAAGTGCATCCGTCCAAGACGCTCCCCCAGGACAGTCCAGTCCGGATGTCGGTGTTGCAAATGTGTATTGGACTACGATCTGATCCACAGGGTGCGCCGCATCCAGCGGAGTCTTCCAATTGGCGTGGCATTCCGTTCCGGTGGACCCGCTTGGTTTTGCCGAAGCAGTCATATTTGTCGGTTTGTACGGAATAGCATATACGTGTTTGGCGTACGTCCACGCGGAATTCCCCGCTGGCCCTCTCGAACGCACGCGGAACCATCGTGTATATGAAATGCCCCCATTAACCACACTCGTATCCTCGGTGATCGTTGCCGATCCCGATGCGGGAGCTGACGCATTGTAGTTCACCCATCCCGTTGCCGACAGCTTTGCGCCGTTTGTCTGCGTACAGTTTCGTTCAAGACGTGTCTGGCACTGAACGCCGGAAAGCCATACAGGTGAGTCATTTTTGGCTTCTGTAGACCACGAAAAAGTACAAACGTTAGTCACACTGCCGGACAGGCTCACCGACAGCGACGGACAGCTCGGGACCTTAATATCATATGCGGCTTCCGTCATTGGGCTGAACATGTAGCTATATATCGTATTATTCTTGGTGTAAGGCTTTCTGCAGCCACCGATACGGAACTTAACCCAATCAAGCGTTTTGCTAGTGGATGGATTATAACCAGATACCGGAATGGTGATGACCTTCTTAGTCACCTTTGCGCCAAGATTTACGCTTGTCCATTTGCCGCCCGGCTTTTTCGCCCATATATACTGTAAGAGCTGCCCCTTGCCATAGTCGGCATCGCCAATCTTCCAACTTAATGTAAAGCTGTTACCGTTCCGCGCTATAGACAAGCCTGTCGGCGGTTTTGTTACTATTATGTTTTTTGCTGCTGCCATATCAGACTGTCCTCGCTTGCATCTTGTACTCACGGGCAAATCGTGTAGCCCACAGTTCGGGAGATTCCGCGCCGTTGACGGTTATATTAATGACCGTGCCGCCTCTTGTGTTCTCCGCAATCTTGTCCATCTTCTTCCAGAACGGATCCAAAGGGATGATACCTTCGTGGCCTGCTTCGCCGCCGCCAAACAGGACGGGTTTGGTCATGATGCCACCTTCCGCCCACCAGCTGACGTCAAAGCTTGGCATGTAACCACGGCCGCCAATACCATAGGGCCACTGACCACCATTCACCGTAAAGTGCGGCAAACTAATAT